AAGCTGGCCGAGTGTCGCCAGTGTAGTAGATGTCACGCGTTACGAACTCTGCGCCTTCAGTGTCGCGTGATTGCCGCGATACGCCTTCGTGACCGCAAAGGATGGTGTATGGGGTTCCATATGTTACGCCTCCGCCCCAGTCGCCCTCTGCGAGCCTTGGATAGATCGTTGCGGTGTCGATCATGTACCACGCTGACATGAAGGCCATTAGCAGCACTTCCCGCCAGTAGAAACCCATAGTCCGGCAGATGCGCCAGGTTCGGCGGGGATAACGGAGCCAGTGCAGCCAGAGGTGTCAAGCATGCGCAGGGAATTCAGCATGCCACGATACTTGTCTTGCAGGTTGTTGTATCGGAATGACTGAGACGCGCCGCTCGGCGCAGTTTGGCTGGAGATATATTTGTCTCCAGCAACAATCCCGTACAAGCTAAGCGTGTACAGGTAGATCAGCAGCTGAGTCGACGCAGGATATCCAGCTCCATCAAGACACGGCTGAATGACCGCGACCGTATCAAGCCAAGCCTGAAGGATAAAGTCTGGAGGCAACGGCACGCCGATAGACGTGAGGTACTGCTTAAGCTCGTCGAGAGTCGGCATTTTCGCCACCTGAAAATAGTTTGGTCCATTTTAGCATTTTTGCTTGACGCGGATTCGTTGCGGCTATAGAGTTCGATTCACCAAAACAAAGCGGGGCATGAAATGAAAAATGGACTGTATGTCGCAGCATATCTTGTGATTACGCTTATCGTAATCAGATTCGTAGCACCTACGCTAATGAGCGCGCAGGATACTATCTACGTGCTTCTTGGAATTTCAGCAATTGCTGGATGGGCCGTTGCGTCTGCGTTTATCTGGAATAAAGTTATCAATCAAAAGGAAGCAAAATGAAACTCATGAAGAAAATTGCTGTTGCTGCGATGATTTGTGGTCTTGCTATTTCGGCTGGCTGCTCAAAGGTTCCAGCTGGCTACACAGGCGTTATCGTTAACCTGATGGGATCTGACAAGGGAGTTGCGCCATCGGAGGCTAGCGTAGGTTACAAGTTCCTCACGCCGAACGAAGAGCTGTTTCTGTTTCCTACTTTTAACCAGAACTTCAACCTTTCGCAAGTCAGCTTTCAAGACCGCGACGGCATGAAGATCAGCGCGCCGATTGGTATCACGCTGCGAGCAAAGGTTGGCGCTGCTCCTTTGCTGTTCCAGACCTACCGCAAGTCGATGGATGAAATCATTGAGGTTAACGTGCCTCAGGTCGTGCGCAACGCATTCAACAACGCCGGCTCTAAGGTAAAGGCGTCTGACGTTTACGGGCCGGGTAAGGAGAAGTTCCTGCGCGACATCGAGGCATCTGTTCAAGCTCACTTCGATAGCAAAGGCATCATCGTTGAGAGCTTGTATCTGAACGGCGAAATCACATTGCCGCCTCAGGTTGTCGAAGCGCTGAACGCATCTATCACTGCCACGCAGAAGGCACAGCAGCGCGAGAACGAGTTGCGCCAGACTGAGGCAGAGGCTGCTAAGGTTCGTGCGGCGGCTCAAGGCGACAAGGATGCGGCAATCTTGAAGGCTCAAGGCGAAGCTGAATCCCTGAACATTCGAGGCGAAGCATTGCGAAAAAATCCTGGCGTTGTCGAGCTGAACGCAATCGAGAAGTGGAACGGCCAGCTACCAACATACATCGGTAATGGCGCGCCAATGCCGTTTGTCAAAGTGAACTAAACCGCCAGAAATAAAGAAGCCCTCTAAACGAGGGCTTTTTTACGCCTACGATTCGACAACCAAAACCCTAGCCGCAATAGCCGGAACGTTGGTGAAGGTTGCCGCTAGCACCTCAAGTCCTAGAACGGTCAACGATGCACGCTGAATCAGCCTGAGACTGAATCCAGCGGTCGTGCTAGACACCTTTATCCATGTGTAGTTGGCGACTGATGGCGGCTCAGGCTGTACGTTTGGGATTGCTGAAAACGCAACTGGATACGTAACTGTATACAATCCGTTTGCGTCGGTTGTACCCGTGTATGCTTCGATGCGCTTGCTGATTCCGTTAGTGCCATTCGTTCCGTTAGCGCCATTGGCTCCAGGCAATCCCCTCGCCCCGCGCATCTTCCTCGGATACATCATAGAGTGAACGCCTGCACGTTGATGATCACCGTGGCATTGCTCCTGATCCAGCAGCCGGATACGCCAATCTGATCAGCAACCCAAGGCTCATTGCAGAATGTGACGCCATCCCATGACGATGAAGCAGGAGCGACAGGCCCCTCCCATAGAAAGACCATGTTGCCACTTTTGTTCTGGATCATAATTGGAGTTCCGGCAGCAATACCAGTTGCCGTATAGACGTTATTCCACACGCCTGAAGGTAGGGTTATATCTGGAATCATGGGGGTCGCCTTATAGCTTCTTGGTTATCCAAGTTAGACCGCTATAAGGCATTTTTGTTATGAGAGCGGCAGGTCTGTTCCGCCTTCATACCACGTCAAATAAGAGGAAACCTCCTGCGCTGCGCCAGAGTCATTCGTGATTCGCTGGAGGTAGGTGGTGTTAGGCGCCAGAAGTCTTTCAATGCCTAGCGTGGAGTAGGTGCTAAGGCTTGAGTTGCCTTGTCCAGCTGATCCGATGTCGTATGTAGGAGCACCAAACTCTGTACCGACAGCAGTAACAGTTGCACCTGTCCTGATAACAACATTGCCGGCTACTGGATTTCGATCATTGAGATTAAAGTAAGGTGTGATTGTCCCGCCTGTGTACGTCGGCGTTCGGTATACGCGGGTAGTTAGATGCGTACCGTTGAACTTAACGAGACGATTTTTGATTACTACTGGGTTTGCGCCAGTCGTAAAAATTACATCAATATTCGCGCCGTTAGCCAGAGATAAAACATCACTCGAAATCTCGTACTGAACCCCATTCTTTACGTTTGCCTCAACGTAGTTTTGAAAGGTCAGCGCACGAGTACCGCTGAACGCGCCAGAAGGAATTCCAGACTGTGCGTCATCACCACGCCACACGCGCACGAACGCCGTCACTGCGCTAGTGCCAGCAAGAGACACTCGCAACCTTCCGACTGGGCCATCGAACGACCACTGACCAAGCGCAGACGGAGCTACGGTCTTGAAGTTCTCGCCCGTCAGCGTAGGGCTAACCGAGATCGCAGCAACTCCAGTCGGCGTAATCTCAACCCCGCCAGCGTTGTAATACTGGATCGTCGCCAGCCCCGAGTCGTAATCCAGACTCATCGGTCCGGATTCGAGACTGCCGCGTGGGATTTCGTAGATCATTGCCATTCGTCGGAACTCACTTAAATTTAGATGTCATTTTAACATTTGGCTTGCAACGGATTGGATCCTTGTCTACTCTAAAGTTCAAGGAAGCCAAGACGACGACCAAATTGAGGACACGACCATGCTATGGCTCTTGCTACTTATTCTGATCTGAAAAAACAAAGCCCTCAATTAAGAGGGCTTTTTTCATTCCTTCGGCGGCCTACCCGGCCCGCGCTTTGGTGTTGCTACTTCTAGCACTTTCTCGGATTCGACCTCTACAGCCTTGCCAACCAAGATGACCGGCATCGATTCGAACTTGTGCCGAGAGCCAATTGCCTGTTCAACACCATCAATCAAAAACCCACGCTCTGTAATTTCAAACTCTTTCATTTTTCCACCTGAATAAAAAAGGGGCCGGTTAAGGCCCCTAGTCTAAACCAAGTTATTAACCCTTGGTGAAGTGCGCGACGCCAGATTTATTGGCATAGTCGCGCTTGAACTGTGGAGCTACTGCGGTCATGATCTGGAAGCTGTACTCGTCGGTGAAGTTTTTACGTTCAATCGGCATAGTGGTAACAGGCATCGCAGTCAGGATTTCCAGAACTCGGCGTTCTTTTACAACAGCGAGGATTTCGTTTGCTGGAATTGCGGTAGATGGAACAATGGACACGATACCTGGAATCGCCATCAAGCGAGCCAGAATGGTGTTCTGTGGAGCAGCAGTAACGTAGTCGTTAGCCGATGCAGCAAACCAGTCGCCGTAGTTCAAGTAGATCGTGGCGTTACCGTAGAAGTTGCTGGCTTGCAGGCCGAGCAATACCTTGGTGACTGCCGAAACCCACTGAGCGCCGGTGGCGGTCACGAGATCGAAGTTGCCAAACAGGCCGGTATTACGGCTTGGCGCGGTACGCAGACCGTAGATCTGGTTGCCAGCGACGTTGAACTTGGTGTCCCCGTTAATTACCAGGTCCTCAAGTTTTTCTGTAATGCGCCGATTGCCGTTGTCGCGAGTGGCTGCATCAAGATACTGCCAGCCACCGTCCATGCGGGCGGCTTCAACATCGCGCCAGCCGAAGGTGAAGGTGGTGTCGTAGATCGGCAGCGGGGTGCCTTCGTAATCGATGACTGGAGCGTCTGCTTTCGCACGGCTGCGGCCATCAATCGAGCTGTTCACTTCGCCTTGGTCGGAAACCTTGGAGAAGTATTGCAGCACCTTGCCAATCGGAACGTTCTTTTGCAGGCTAGCCAAGTCGCTAAATACGCCAAGTTGAGCGCGCTGCAAGGTGATCAAGTCTTGGTCGTAGGTGGCCCAAGCATCACGAGGGATGGTGTAGGCGTTACCGATCAGCTCGCCTGCGCTATCTTTCGCGAGGCGTTCTTGACGGGCGTTGTGAGCGCGGCGCTTACCGAGAACGGCAGCCTCCTGCTCTTTACTGAACTTCAGAATTTCTGCTGGCATGTCAATTACACCACGTAGGAGTTAGCGAGGATACGGACGTCACCGAGGCCGTTCGCGGAGATTGCTCGTGAGGCTGCCTCGTCGAATACTGCGACGGCTACTTCACCGGTTGCGGCTGCCTTGAACTGGCCGGCTACGATGCTGAGCACTGCGCCAGGGGCGTAGGTAGCAGCGGCAAAGCGAACCTGAAACTCGTATTGAGGAACAGGCTTGAATGCCTCGCCGGTTTCGCCCAGTGGAATTGCGGTATCCACGGTTTCGCCGATGTAGGCGCGGTTGTGGGTGATGAAGAAGTCAACTTTCGAAGTTGCAGCCAGAACGAACTGACCAGCAGTAATCGAAACGGCCAAACCCGGAAGAGTTGCGGCGGTGAACTTCAGGGTGCGCGAATCAGGCTGTGCAAGATGCACAGGACCACGCCAGATAACGTTAGCCATTATTTGGCCTCCTGATCAGCGGAGTTCAGGCTATAGCCTTCGAACTCGTCTTTTGCGTTGGTAGCTGGGGAGCCAGACAGCAGGCCGGCAGCGGTTTGCACGCTAGCGAACATTGCGTCCAGAGCTTCACCACTCAAGGCGTTCGCAACAACCTCGCCGTGAACTTTGGCTACTGCGGCGCGCTTGTCTTTCAGGCCCGCTTCGGCATTAGCCTTCAGCGATTCCTGCAATGCATTGATGGTCACAGATTGAGCTTCCAGCTGAGCGTTGAACGCACCGCTAAGTTTCTCAGCCTGAGCATCAAGCATCGCTTGAAGTTCAACTTTGTCCATCTCTACTTCCTCATTAACGATAGCCAGAACTGGCTGTTTAATTTTGGTACGTGGATATTGTACATGATTCTGAAACAGCTTCATGAGGCGCCGAAAGTTCGTGGCGATGTAGCTTGTTTGTTCTGCGACCGGCGTAGATTCTCCAGTTAGAACTACTTTGCTGTCTTCGTAGTGGTATGCGATTTTGAAGAGTTTCTCGCCGATGCAATAGACAATCGACTGATCATCGAAATCTTCAAGACATACATAGTCTTGGCCATTGCTGAATTTAGCAATGATAGCGGCTTCAAGCAGGTCTTCTTTCTCGCCGTATGAGTCTTCCAGCACGGAATCGTCGTTAGTCACAATCGAGTTAATCACAAACGTTTTATTTACCATCATGCCTACACCGTCGGCAGGAGTTGCCGCGCCTTGTTCATTTAAGAGGATGCAGTCATGGTCGAACTGCATGTTTCGTGCAATCCAGCCGTATCCGTCTGCGTTTGGAGTCATTTCACGATCAAGGAAAATTCCCGTAGACGTGTGGATTGGCTGGCCTTTATCGATAGCCTCAAGCAATGCCCGTCCGCCTTCTGTGTTCTTTGCGAACTCAACATCTACCCATTTTTCAATTGCTACCCTGGTACCTACGCGCTTAACGTTGCGGTTCCAGGCACCAATATGATAGGCGTTGATCGCCTCAGGCTGTCTAGCGCTAACGTAATCACCATCAACCATCGGATGGGATAGTGGCGCAAGAGTGCCTTCAAGGCCCGCATACGCCTTGTCGATCTCTTCCTTAGGATAGAGGCCATTATTCATCACTACGCCATCTGGAAGCGTGAACGACGGCACCACGATATGCTCGCGACCGTTATGCTGCTCACGTCTAATTGAGGCGGCATTCACAGCCACTCTCACGTTAACTCGGGTATTCACAGGGCTAGCCCTCCAATAGATAGCCGATAGTTTAACATGCCAAATTCTGGACAAAAGAAAGCCCTCGTGTTAGGAGGGCTTTGGTGGATGGTTATGGCTTATGGTCGGCTATGGAATTCGAACTGATTGGCAAGCCATCCATTTGCAGCGCCTTTATCGTCCTCTTCCACGCTTACTCTGTTTTCTCCTAGGGACACATGAGTGCTTGTGAGCTTGTACTTTTTGCCTTTTGTGAACTGCTTGTTATAGTCAACTTTGCTAACTACACAGTCTCCAGCAAGCCACTCTGCAAAAGGTAGCGAGCTAGTCGCATAATGCTGCATCGCCTTCTTGCTATCAGTCTGCATCATCAAGCCTTCCGCATCCAGAAAATCCACATTACGCTGAATCTCGCGCTCACAGTCTTCGATGATGGCTTGGCAGTGGATGATTGTGTCGCGCCACTTGATCGGGCCGTCGATTTGGTCTGTCTTTGCTTTAGAGGTAATATCCAGAGCAGCATAAAGATCTTGCGCGCTATTGAATGTACGACCTTCGCCGCGATCTGTTGCGTCCATTGCCTCGATTGTCTTCACACTAACCATTTCTACTTCCTCCGCTTGTGGCTGGCCAATGATTCGGAATGCCATGATGTCGTCGTTCGATCCATCATGAGTCCAGCGCCAGCAGCTTTCACCGATACCTTTAACCGGCCAGATATTGCCATCGCGATGCTTGACCTCGAATGGGAAATCGCCCAATTCTTTTGGCTGCTTTCCGTTACCCCGATGCCGCTTCCACTCGCCACCCTTCTGACGGTCGCGCTCGGCTTGCCATTGTTCTTTGGTTACTACGGCGGTCGCGAAGTCTTCAGCCTCTTCTAGCGACTCCTCTAAATACGAATGGCTGCACGCCTTCCAGCATTGATCACCTTCACAGAATGATGGCTCGCAACCCGTATCAAGAGAATTCAAACAGCCACCCTCATCCTGAGTGATGCCGTCATTGCCTCTGTGGTTTTTAGGCCAAACCTTTAGATCCCGCGCCAAAATCTCAACCAATTTCATCCGTCCAACCCTCCATTTAAAGTACGCAAACCTTAGCCCAAACCGCGCACACACGCAAGATGTATAATGAGGATAATTTACGAGGCCCTATTTTATGACTGTGAAACGCACGCCTGCACTAGATTTGGCGCTGAACTCGGCATTGAGCGAGCGTCAGGCTGTGATGAGCCGCCAGTCTCTGCTGATGGGCGGGATTGACA